GTTCGGGCTCTGCGGATGCGTTCACAACGGTTCCCATATCACCGTCCCAACTCAACGTTACATAACGTATCTCGGTCTTGCCTGTACGCATACCTTCTACGATCTTCTGCTCCGACGCGAGGACGTTGTTATCATCCAACGCGACGCATTCGATGTTTGCGGGGAACGCTACAAGTGATACCTCGCGGATCATGTACTTGTCGCAGATGAATACACCCTCCGAGTTCTCCTCACCACGCGCATAGCCACCCACGGATACGTGAGGCAGTACGCCTTGTTCGTACTTTTCGAATGCAATGTCCGCGTCTTCGTACCGATCCATGAAAGCGAGATTTGCAACTATTGCGTTCCCTACACGTTCACGATTCAGAACCTTACCTACCACCACACCATTGTGGCCCTCGCTTGCGCGATTGTACAAAAGTACGGGGTTCTTGTCGTACATGCTCCAGTCGATACAGTCGGTCGGAATCTGAACCCCGTTCAGATTTACCGCGCTGGTCGTAATAACCTGTTTCCTTTTTGATACCCTCATTATTGTTCAATATTAATATTTACCTTTTCCAAAACAGCGGTATCGTTATACTGTAATTTCGGGTCGAATTCAACCGAACCTTTATACACGATCTTATGGACGTCAACAACCACAGACATGGCTCCTTGCGTTCCGTACGTTTGGTCCGTGTCCATACGGTCAAACTGTATGCTAAAATCGTGCCTTTGTTTGATATACTCTAAATCTTTGGACTGCTCCATACAACGTATTACGTCGTCTGAAATATCCAACTGCTGCGCCTGGGTTCCTCCGTCCGGAGAGAAAGTATAGTTTGTAATCGGCAACAAAACGTACAGTACAAGTTCGAAGTACTGACGAATGCCACCACCAAAAAACGTGTTACCCTCTCCGTCGTCACCGATAACGTGCAAACCTATGGACGGTAGCGGGATGTTCTCCAGTACCGTAGTGCCGCCCGTTGCGCGGATCGGTATAATGCCTGCGTCGGCCAAAGGTTTCCAGTTTTTCAACGCTTTGGCAACGGCTTCACTTACGTATCCTACCATACCTTGTTATTGTCTCCACCCAAACTCCCGCATTTTCATTGTCAGCAGGCGATAGGGCGCTTTTAATACTTGCTTGCTCGGCTCCATAAACGGACGCGGTTCGATGTTTCCTCCTACTCTTACGGACGTTTTCGCTGGAGTGTCGGGGAACCTTAACACACGAAACGTATCGCTTCCTCCTTTTTCATGCACCTCCGCGTAAGGGACCTTATTGTAAAGTTCGATAAATGCTTTTCCGGTCGCAAACGTAGAGTACCGCACTTTCAGACCTTTTAACAGCCGTCCGGTACGATGCAACTTACTATACGAAAGGTACGGTTCTGCATTACCGAAATGTTGTCCACGAGAATCACGTATGAAGCCGTGACGATCCGCCCACTTTTTCCCCGTCGCCGGGTCGGTTTCTGTTAAAAAAGCGTTTTGCGCGGTCCATAACCATACTTGCGAAACCTCTTTTACCATCCCCCTTTTTGCGTACGTCGCCAGTTGCTTGGCTTCTCTCGCTAACGTTTTTATTGTTTTCATAGCCTGCTACGTCTTCCACGCTCAAACCTGTTTTCTCAATGAAGCCCTCCGTGGGGAGCAACATCAAGTCTTTGAGCATTTTTGTATACGCTTCGATGTCCCCGATGTCAATGTAGTTCGACGGTTTCACCTCAAAACGTGCTTTCTCCAAAGCGGGCTCGTTGAACAGGTATGCGAGTTTCGTACGCACCTCGGGGATGTTAAACCAATCCTGCACGTCGATTGCGTCAGCCTCGGTGATATCCCGGAACAATTTAAGGTGCGCACGCACCAAACGTTCGGAGTTCGTATTCTTTTCGCTCATGCCGAGCAAAGAGGACCCAAGGATTAACTGCATAATCGAACCGCGTAACTGTTCGATATTCTCTTTGAAGATACGGAACGTATCAGCGGACGCGCCGCCGTAGACGTTCTCCAACTCCAAGTCTTTGACAACCTTACCCGTCGTTTCGTCGGTAGACTTGCCGGATATAATTACCTGCCCCAAACCTACCTGTTTGGCTCCGAGTTCGGCCGCCTTTTGCATCTCCTCGTCCCCGTTCTCGAAATACATCATCATTTGTTGGTACGCAAGGAACTGCGAGGCGGTCTGCCAGTTGTTCTGTGCGTTGCACATGTTAATGTAATCGCGAGCCACGGGTTCCAAAAGACCTAACGTATCTTCGGAGTTGTACGAGGTCTGCATCCAAAACAGGTTTACGTGCGATTTGACGTAAATCGGGTCTTGTATTTCGTAGGTCATTCGACGTACGGCCTTGTTCACGATGTCGAGGTTTCGCAACGGATAGACGTACGTCGAAAAATCCTTGTTCACACCTACAACACGCGCAAACGTGAAGTTGGCCAAACCTCTTTGATATATCAGTTCGCGAACAAACGGCGAGTTTTTGATTAACTTCGTCAAACGTTTGTCCTCTTTCCCGTCTACCATCACGCCGAATGTGCGTGATTTTAACGGGCGCAGTCGCTTGTCAACAGCGGACCGGATCAACGTACTACTTTTCAACAGGTAGCTGAACAATGCGTCCAAACCTGTGAAATCCGAGTACACTCGGGCACGTTGTACAGCGCTCCACCACGTTTCCATCGTCAACTCAAAGTGGTAATTTTGAGGTAACGCTTGAATCCGTGCGCCGGGGACGCCGTGGAAATTCATTATATTATACGGATTCTGAAACATAGCTTACGGTTTTGCTCCGGTTTTTTGTAATGAAACAACAGAAACACGTACGTTCGGGTCTCCTGCAACCCCATACTTACCCATATTACGGTTCCCTATTTTCAGCCCACGCAACAGCATCGTTATCTGTCGTTCGTGCATTTCAATCGTCTCGGAGTACTGCGGAGACGATGCAAGAATATACACAACCGTTTTAAGACACAGCGCCAGTCGCAACGTGAGGGCTGTTGAAGTAGTACCCCCGGTTGCCAGCATGGTGTCGACGTCGAACATCGCACCTATATAAGACTGTACGTACGCCATAGCGTTCTGATAAGCAGTCGTCACAGCGTCGGGGTACATGCGTTCGATAATCTCCAACTGGTTGGGTTGTATGAACTGGTATAATTGTTCGCGAGGGAACGCCATATCGGTCGGTTCCCACTTCTGCGCAACAAGTCCGTACTCAACCATAGACGCATACGTACACGCATAGCGCAAAGCCACTTCTTGCGTTGTGGCACTTGCGCTAAACGTATATAACGTCTCGTCGCCCGTTGCAGGGTCAACTACGGTTTTCTGTACGGTTTCAATCCACATACCTTATGCCTGCTGAATAAGTTGGGATATTTCTGTAAACCCATTCGTCGTTTTGTCGTATCGTATCGTGTAAAAAAGTGTTGCTGGGGCTTCGGCGGTACCCGTTACACTAATTGAGAAAAAATCACGTATGGTATCCGTCGGCACATACGCCGTCAAAGGGTAAAATATTGATACGTCACTCAAAACCCCCCGGTTCGAGTAGCCGCAAGTTCAAGAGTAGAGCAACGCATGATTGCATCAATTTGTGCGTCGGTCAGTCGTACACTCGTAAGAGCTGTACTTTGGCTCATGCTCAGACGCAAAGCCCCTACGTTATTAATGCCTCCGTTAGTCATTTTACTGTGTTTGTTAACGTTCTTAAATACTCGTCTTCGTTTTTACTGCGTTGAATTAGCACCGGACACTTCGATGTATCGGGACAAAAGCTACATTCATACGCTTTATTGATCGCACCTTTACTTTTGGAGTGTTTTATCTCCAAAAGGTTCTTATCCTTCGATAATACCTCAACGTAACTTTCTTTTTCCAACAACAGTTTTTGCAACGAAGCTAATCGTTCCTCATACCATTTTTGGTTCTGCTCCATCGCCGCAATCGCGCTACGTAACGTAGCGACCTCTTTCTCCACAGCCTCCGCGTTTTTAAAACGTTTCAACTGTTTGCGATAAAGCATGTATGTTATCAATGCCCCTCCACCACCGAGGAACCCGAGTATAAGCGATAGAACAGTAGTGAAGTCCGACATAGTTTATAGGCGAAAAATTTTACGTATATCAAATATCTTAAACCCGATAGCGTTAAGGATGATACATGCAAGTGCTAACCACCGTATCACTTTGTCGTACCACGGTACATACCTTATTTTTTCGTACTTGGTAACCTCTACGGGGTACGGTACGCTGTCCCGTATGAACGTTTCGAGTATCTTTGTTTCGACAGGTATCTCTACGTCCAAATTTTGCAGATTGAGTGCTAACTGCCCGGACGTTAACGATGCCTCCGCTTCTGCGTAACTCGTCTTCGCCCGAGCAATAGTGTCCCTCGTAACCACGTAAACCATCTCTTTAACCGGCTTGATCCTAATGATGGTGTCACGCTCTGTGTTCGTCACGGTACGTACACGTTCTACCGGGACATAGATCGTTTTCGTACACGCGACGATAAAAAACGTAATTAAAATTGCTATGGCCGCTTTCATTACGTTAGCCCTAATTTCGTTTTCAACTCCGCGATAAAATCCGCGTCATTCAGCAAACCTGTTTGGAACGCGCTGTTATTGACAAGCGCGTTTATGAACGCAACAGACGCCGCCAGTTTAGTGCCGAAGTCGGAACTGGAGGAAAGGGTGTCTTGCAGACCTTTGTTATCCCCCATCGCCGTACCGAACTCGACTGACGTCCCGAGCACCTGACTGATCCAATACACGTTTACAGGATTCGCCAAGTCGACAAGAAATGTCTCGTCGAAGACGTTCATGACGTAGAAGTACTTCGGCTGATTGTACATCGTAACCGTCGTACCGGTGCCGTCCGTACTCTGCTTGTTACCCACCGCAATCGCTACCGTGCCGCGCGGGTAATCGGGTAGCGGCTCGGGCGTATCGAACGTCAAATGGTCAAAGTAAAGTAATCCGGATGCGGTGTATACGTCTTGCCCCATGTGACATACGGCGTATAACTCTGCACCGCTACCTGTCACACCTGTTGCCTCGAACGTACCTCCGTACATCATCACGTCCACGGGTTCGTTTGCCGCCGCGTCGCTCTGCGCAACGGCAAAGACCGCTTGGTCGAAGGCGAACGCACCGTTATCGGGGTCAAACACGTACGCCACCTTTGCGTTCTGCTGACATACAACAAGCTGACCCTTGGATATGGGCGTTGCCGCCATATACTCGCCTACAAGCAAAGTGCCGCTATCCGACGCCTGTGTTTCGTCGAATAGCCAGTCCATGCCCTGTAACTGCTCCTTGTCGTATGCGTCGATTTTATCCATTTGTCATTATGTTGCCGTTGTACGGCATGTCTACGTTATACGCACCTGTTACCGGGTGGTAATTGTAGTTTGTTATACTGTCACCCATTATTTGCAATATCGTGAATGTAACCGGGTCTTGCAAACGTAACCAGCGGTACATCTTTTACACGCTGCTTATGCCCCTTTTTACCCATTAACTTCGTTACGCAACGCATAATTGCGTCGGGAATGTCGTCGTGCTTGTTTTTGTTCTGCTTACGCGAGAACTTAAGTATCTGATGTTGCAACTGTCTGCCGCGCTCCGTATCGCGGAAGGCGTTGTTAAAGTATATATGCTCGCCTTCGAACAGCGGTTCGAGAAACGTCTCGATTGCGGCTGTTTTGTCTCCGAAGTTACGCGTGTCATACCTTACGGGACACATCCACCCGGTTGTAAGCGCGAAGTTACGCATAACTTGATCGAAGTCCGACGGTATTTGTTTCTTCTCCATCCATACCTCTGTAATGTACTGGTTAGGTGCTATGTCCCACAACTGCTTGATGTTGTTAAGCATCTGCAACGTGGAACCTTTTACTATGCGTATGTCGAGCACGTAAACGTTACCGTCGAACAGACCGCATAGCACGCTTGCCTTGTAGTCCGCCCAAATGCTGTGGTCCGTACCTGTAAGCGGGGTCGGGTCGGTGTATACGCACAACCGTTCCCACTCTTCTCTACGAGGCAGTACTTTCGTCCAATTTATACGTTTGAATATCTCTCCCTGCTCTGCGTCTTGGAACTGTCCCAAATAGAAACGTTCACGATTCGCGCCGGACAGTTGCGAGAGATTACGTATATAATTCTCCGAAAGATTCTCCGCATTGTCTTTGGGTTGCATAAAAAGGTACGCCTGTCGCGCACGCTCTTCCTCGGACAACTCCGATCCGTCCTCGCGTTGATTCTCCAAGAAACGTTTGTACGAGAAGTGATACATTGACGGCGGGTTCTCCGTCATTATGAGTTTATTCGTCACACCCTCTGTCTGAAAACGCAAACGTGTGATAAGTAACTCGATGATCGGCCAGTCAACCTCCGACACTTCCTCGATTGCGATGTGCAACCACGACGGCGAAAGTATCTTATCCGATCCACTCTCCGATATGTCACGTTTGGACAACCCGGCAAACCTTATATAGCCTCCGGTTGCGAACGTAAGTTTGGTACGTTTGTCCGACCAAACGGCGAACTTCAACCCGTCGATGGTCCATTTGTCCCACCTCTCCTGCCCGTTCTTCTCTGCGATCAACTGGAGGATCACCGGAACGATTTGGTCGATCACACCTGTGGTCAAGTCGATCAGTTTGTCACGGGCGATAAGACACGGGGCTTTGTACCGCAGTGCGTCGCGTATGACCTTGTAGACTTCGACAAAAGATTTCCCCGATCCCGAGCCCCCCAGCAAGAGTATGAGGTCTTTTTGATCATCGTCTAAAAGTCGTATCGCTTCGTTCTGTTTTTTCGTGAGCCGTATTTTCGTTGTAAGCCCCATACCTATATTATATATGGCCCTACAAACCTACTCCCACACCTGCGTCGATTTCCGCTCGGGCCTGTCTCCGGGGTCGGCGCTCGGGTCGAGGTCCCCCTCGTACCCGTTGAACGCTTTCCACGTGGCGATCAATTCACGCAACAGTTTAAGTTCAGCGATATACGCCGCACACTCATCCGACGTAGGGTCCTCGTGGTTGAGGATCATGGCCGTGAGTTCCTGTAAACGTTTCTGAACCTTTTTCATGCGTGGAAATTTTCTCGTCACTCAAAGATAATAAAATTTTCCGATATTTCAAACTTTCATATATGAATTTCGCGAAATTCTTTTACACAGAATCGAAATTGACCGATTTACGTCTACATACCTATTTTATTTGGGTCGTGACGCACTTTTAGACGTGAAATTTGGGGTATCGTCTCGGCGCCGCGCCGAGACGTCGTAACGTATTTGCTACTCCCAATTTTACTATTTAAAAAACTTTAACCGTATAAAAGCTA